CCGGGCACCAATATTACGCTATATGGCGGAGGCGGCAGTCGAGGCGGCGGTAATCGCGGCTCGAGCAAGTACGTTGAACTCAGGTGAAGTCAGGATTTTCTTCAGACGTCCGAGTGCTTTCCGTACTGTTTCCTTGTGATTGGTGTTGTCCATAGCGGCGACTTGCTGGGCGAGCCAGCCACGCACGAGGGGGAAGCGAATTGAAACCGGTGATGGTTTGTAGGTACGACTTGTGTCTCGAGAGATAACAGAGTAAATTGTTACGATTCGGGCTCTCATCTTATTTCCTGCAGCGGTACTCATAGAACCAGCAGCACAGAGGAAGGGCTGGTCTAGGGCTAGGTCATAAGGCGAGCGGAATTCGTAATAAGCAATGTCATCACCGAGGGCCCAGTTGTACGCTCCGTAGGGTGCACGGGTTTCAAAGGCATAATAGGGCAACGAGGCAATGGATGAATACCAGGAGTTAGGGTCTTCCACGTTTGGCGTGAAATTATGGGGAACTCTGGCGTTGGCAGTGTTTCCTTGGTTATTGAGGTCACTTCCTTGATATTGCACCCATAAAGATTGAGATGGAACGCGGAACGAGTTGACCGTGTTAGCGAACGACTTATTTCGTTGTATGATGCAATGGTTGTAGGTGTTGGGCATAACTGATGAAGTTTGAAGATTCAGGTAGATCGACATGGGAGATTGTACTGTTGTTGCAGGTTGGAAACTTAAGGCGATACCATTTGGCGCGGTGGTAGTAATGTTGATTGAGTACGTTCCAGAGGTGGATATATCATATCCGGTGATGGCGGACACTCCGCTTCCGGTTAGAGCATCGACTATTTGAAAGGTACCATTGTACCTATAGGGGATGTTATCGTAGGCTGCGAGTGTGACACCAACCGTGTTTCCGGAACTTATGGGGAGGTTAATGTAGTTTCCGAGTGGACCAGTTATTGGGTACATAATGTGGTCTCCAGACGAGTTGAGTACTGGACCTGGCGTAGCGAATTTAGTGATTCCTGATTGTGGATTGGGAAGGTACATGTAAGCATAGTATCGTGATACTGCATCAGTATATGTTGAACCAGCTGTGATAGCAGCGAATCCTACGAGGGAAGGCCGCACGACGCACATCCAGTTACCATCGGTATCTGGGAGTATGTCGAGGGTTGTCACATCTCGATAGGTGGAACAAATGACACATTTATCATCTGGCACATCAAGAGGTTCGTCATCGGTGTCTGGGAATAGGCATTGGCGAGCATAGGCTTGGTCTACACCGGCGAACGGTATGTCAAGATTGCGTTGGAGAGATTTGCGTTCTTCCATTGATGTGATGCGTTCGGGTTTCGGGGCTACTTGGAGTGTTCCGGGCAGTAGGTAGGAAGAGATGCGCTTGGCTGTTCTGGGTTTTCGGGTTCTTCGGGTGGTCTTGCGTTTAGGTTTAACATTAGTGTTATTCATGACGGGGGAATTAACGTCTTGTGCGTAATTTGGGCAGGTCTGCTACTGGCGGGGTCGACTATTTCCCGATAAGCTGCCAGGTGGGTTATTAAGGGTCCCACACCCTACTATATATTGTAATTAGCTGGGTATCTCTTGGACATGGAGGATTGTATGTATGAGGTAATCCAAGGGATGTCGATAGCACGAGGTGTCGTCAAGGAATCAAGGTAGTGTTCAATTATTATCTGTTGTTGGATAGTGATGTCTGTCATCTGTTCGACAAGTTCTCTGCATTCAAGCGTGATGGGACTGACTTCGGTAACATGTCTGCGTGAGGATTCTCTGTCCATGTATTTTATGTTGTATCGTCCTTGAGGGCAACAACGCATAATGTATCGGGAGAATGCAGATAGTATGGGTAAGTGAGCCCAGTCTCTTGTTAGTGCAATAGAATTGGTGTACAACCAATCTTGGGAGTGCTGTTTGTTGTATTGTCGAATGCTCCATCCTTGCTTCACAAGGGGGCGGTACAGTTTTGGACCGTGACAGAGTCCGTAAGTGGTGGGGTAAAAATGTCCACTTAAATAGTCGGCTAATAATGGGTTGGTATGTACTTCCATTTTAGGATTGATTCCGAGGTCCTTCCATAGGGATTCAGCGTATAGGAGGAAGGTTGTGTGGTGCTGTTGCAAATATTTGTCAGCTGTGTTATAGGTTTGTAACTCGATTAGTGCTATATTGTCGTCACCATCTACACCACAGGAAAGTTTATGTCTGTAATACGGAGTGGGGTTGGTGGTGAATGGGTGGGTAAAGAAGAAGAGTGGTACGGAGAGGCGCGGTAGATCAGGGGTGCAAGATAAAATGTAATTATAAATGAAAGTACTTGCAAACCCGTTGATTATAGAATTTCCAAGGCTTGTGTTGGGATCTCCGGATTTTCTAGTTGCATGTATATTGAAGTGGATTCCAGTTTTAGTTACTCCGCTGGTTCGGTATAAGGATTTCTTAATCGCGCTGTGCACGAGTGTCGGGATGTCGTACAATTGATATATTTCCATTTCCAGTTGTAACAAGTCTTCGTTCATGGTCGCATCCCATCTACTGCCATCGTTGGTTAACGCGATGGGTTGAGAATAGAATGTTAAGTGTGAGTCATACCAGATACCGAGTTTAGTCTGGTTGTAACCTTTGGTCATTGTGAACGGTAGGGTGCTAGGGTCAAGTGGATCAGCTAGTTTGGTTAATTTGGATATATTCAGTTCAAGAGAGGCGATGGTGGGTCCGACCTGAGTTTTGAATCGGTATGATCGTCCGGATATGTTACGGGGGTCAATGTCAACTACGGTGTCGTGGTCTATGGGTATGTGGGCTCCTGGTGGAGCGAGTCCGATGTCATAGGAAAATTTTGGGTCAAGTTGTTTCTCCTGCTTCACGAATGAATTGCAAGTTAAATCTCGTTGTTCTATGGGAGATAATACTAGTGAGTCATGGGCTTCTCTGAGTAGCATTCGATGCTGTTCAGGGAACCGTTTGTTCCATTGATCGAAGGTCATGATCTTGAAATCTTCAACAGGGAATAGTTTGTGATGATCTCTAGCATATATGTGTAATAATGAGATTTTAGTGGGGTCAGGTGAAAGTCGAGGGAGACACTGGCGGGTAGTAATTGATCGGTACTCGTTGCAGGTGCAACCGGCGCATATTATGGGATAGATGTTGTGTATGACAGGGCCGTAGGCATATAATCCTGGTTTGTAGGCAGTGCAAGCGGTCATGGGGTCGGGGTCTGTAACATAAGCGGTAGAATGGAGTGTAGGTGTGGAGTCCAATTTGAAACAGAGTTTGAGGCGAGGGGGGGGGAGTTCATGAGCTGAGAATGAATGGAATATAGAGGCAGGGGTAACAGCGGATCTGAGCCAAGTGCTGAGTGAGTGGAGAACAAGTAGCGGCACACAAAATTGTGGGGCGGTGGAGGTGAGTGTGTTGTGAGTTACGTGTACTAGTAGCTTCTCTAGATAGGAGCAAGGGAGAGTGTACATAAGGCAATGAAATGAGGCTACATATACGGCATGGGCGAATCTGTCTGGGTCTGATGTCTGGGAGCATCGTATTGCGGTTTCTGCGGCAGTCAACACGTAGGAGGTGGTTGGGTGGAGCACACGCATGGATTCTTCTAGGAGTGGACTGAGGAGGTTGTTAATTGGATCAGAAGTGATACGTCGTGATATGTAATTTAACGGTGAGTAGAAGGGGTGGAAAGCAGAAGCAGGGGTGACATAATTTAGAGTGCGATCCACAAAGGAGTGGATGTGGGGTCGCGAGAGAGAGGTGTAAAGTTGGAATAATTGTCGACATGCTTGGAGTTTGGACCTCATGGACTTACCAAACTCAGTAGTTTTGTCTGCTATAACTTGATTGTAGTCTGTTATAATTGTGGTGGTTGTAGTGGTAATTCCATTGGAGGTGACTGTTACACGATTTTCTTTTGTGAGGCGTGGCATGATCTTCTTGAGAGCGTCGACTATGGATGCGGGTAATGATCTGTGTGCACGTGTGTTAGAAATTATGTAAGCTAGGAATGCAAGTACAACGAGGGTTTGAATGGGGTGTCCAACTACTTGGTTTAAGAATGAAGAGAAATATTTCTTGGTATAGTATTTGAGTTTGTCGAGAAGACTCATAGGTTGGATGATGAGGGAGTTGTAAGTATTAATGTTGTTCTCATGGAGGGTATCAGCTGCGGTTAGGAGGGAGATTGTTTCAGGGAGGTCTTCATACATAGCAATAAGTGTGATGGCCATTTCGACGGATTGTGCCTGAGCGGGGGTTAAATTCTGTATGGTGCTTAGGGCTTGTTGAGTGTATTTGAGTGCTATTGAAAGTGTATCACGGTTTCTAGGGAGGATGCCAAGTTTTGATTTGACAATTGATATCACGTTCTTGGGGACTGCTACGAGGCGTCCAGGGGTCTGTATTCCGAGTTCATGGAGTAATGAGTATCCTATCACGGGTTGGAAGTTAAGGGGGGCTACTTCACCTTTTAGTGAGTGGAGGGATACGCGGCGATAATCAATTTCTCCGTAAGTCGTGGCATTGAAAGGCACGTATTGTGGTCTTCCAGTCCAAGCAGGATTGTGCGGACAAATTGTGAAGCGCATGATTCCATAGTTCTGAGAGGTTAGTCGATGAGGGGACCAGGTCAAGCCTAGTGCGCCATTACTGTGGTAATTCGACGACCATATCCAGTCACAAGTGGAGTTCGTGAATTTTGGACTACCGGGCACGGTAACTTCAACTACATCAGGTTGTACCCTGACATATCTGTGTTCTCCGTCCATGGAATGTCCTTCGGCATGCGGGTAAGCATGTAAGGCAGCGAACAGTGTTGTAACTTGGTGGTGGTGCATTACGTCAATAATGTCATCTGGTTTAAGATAGTAAATCGAGTCAATGGAAATCATCACGTCAATACGAGGATGGCGTGGTTGGAAACAGTTGCATTTATCTTCCATCTGATGGTTGCAATATGGATGGGGTTGTGGCACTCGTGCGAAATGGGCAGCACGTTTGGCTTGGCGCGCATAGTCTTCAGCTTCCAATAAGGGACACAACGAGTAAATGTTGTGACGACGCTTGTGGTGGTGGCGAATGGGATTGCCTCCAACATCGAGGACGACTTGGCCGGGACGAATAAGCGAGAGTATTTCTTCTTCTATTTCGTTTCGGTAAAATGCGCAAGTGGCATGTGAGTTTGGAGCAAGTCTAGTCCTGTCCCTTATGTTGAGGTGGGGGAAGTCTTTCTTTAGGCATTTGGAATTAGCGGATACACCGGGGTAATACGCGGTTTGTAATCGAGCGGCCATTGTAATTGGTTGGTAGTGTTATCGGTAAGCGATTGATTAACGTAGGGGCGTTGATTGGGTTGCGCGGGAGCGGGGGTTGTGAAATTAATGCGGGGAATGAAAACGTAATGTGTTCTGCAG